GTAATGCGTTACGAGTAATAGCACCAGACTGTAAAAATGCACTACGCTCTTTTATAGCTTCGGAAACGTATGTGCTGAGATTATTTCTCTTTACGATGTCCGCTAATAGGACACCGCCCGAATAATTCTGAAATGGAGCAGCCATTCAGATCACCTTGTTACTTTTGCGATACCCTAATCACGGATTAAGGCGTTAGTTTCACAGAAACTAACTATTTCTTTTGAGCCTCCCTCTTCAGCACGGCTGCGAGGTCGGGGTTCTCATTCTCCATTATAAGCTGTTGCGTCAAATTGCCAGTGTTCCAGGGATTATCTGTTCCACCTGACACATTTCCAATAGGACTAGGCTTTGCTCCCATGCCAGCAGCAGAACTTGGTTTGAAATGATGCTCCCAACCACTGCCAGGATTTTTGAGACTCGTGAGATAAGCTCCTAAATCTTGCTCTACACCGCCATTTATAATTACTACTTTACCTTCAGCATTTTTTTGTAGCTTGTCTTGTAGTAATGACAAAGTTTGCTCTGCGTTAATCGCACCAAGATTACTAATAGCTGCAAGTGCTGTTTGTTTTGTAGATGCAACTTCATTAGAAGTTTTCATATCTTGTAACTGCTGAGACAAGCTATTAATCTGTGCATCTTTATCTTGTGCAGTTTTATTAGCTTCTTCCCAAAGAGTTTTATATTGTCCTTGATCTTCTAGCTCTTTGGTACGTTTTTCTTCTTTTTGTTTGTAAACCTCATCAAGTTTACCTTTTATTCCTTGAAATTTTTCTTGTGCTTCCGCAGCTTCTTTTTGAGCAGCAGCTAATTTTGCTTCATATTCTGCTTTTACAGCGTCTAAGTTTGGTGCTTGTGGTTGTGAAGGAGTTTCAGCCACGGGCTGATCGGCAGGAGTCACGGACTCAGGCTGAACTACTTTTTCTTCGATTGCCATAGATTAGTCAGATAGTGGACTTGTAGATTTCTTCTTTGAAACTTTCTTAGTTTCTTTTTTAGCTTTTGGTGCTTCTGCTGGAGTGGATTTGACAGCAGGGATCTCTGCCAGTTGCCACTTATATGTTCCATCAGATTGCTGAACATAATCTAAGTGCTTGCCCATGATTTGTATGTATTTACATACTATTGTAGCAAACTATTCGGGTTTGGCCTCATTTGCTGTTGGTAAAACTTCACCTTGTACTAAAATATCTCTAAATTCTTCTCTATCAATGACTTGTTGATCGAATAATGATGTTAAAGCTGTAATATCTTGTCCAATTAGTCTTTCAATATCAAAATCTCTGCTTATTTTTACTTCTGGTGGCTCGATTCCAACATATTCGGCTGATAGATTGAAGGCTTTTTGTAGCTTTTGCTCTAGTTCCATAGAAACCATTGCAAGCATCGAGTTTGTATCCACACGATCTAGTCTGCGAGCATCTGCTGATTCCGCAACAAACTTCTGTTGTGATAGTGTACTGATACCTAATGTTGCCATTTGCATCTGTAGTTCCTTTATTTCTGCTGATTGTGCATCAAAAGCACTTGAAGCTGGTTCTACATAGTAAACTTTGTTACCAGGTTGAGTTGCCATTGCGTAGTTTACGCTGATAGCAAGATCTTTTGTCTGATCGTCATAACCTTCCATGACCAATAATGGTTGTGACGCAACGTGCAAACTATGTATTAAATCAGCTTGTCTTTGGTAATGTGCAAGATTTAAGTAAGCAATATCCAGTAAAGGTGGTTTGCTTGTCATATTATCTACTTTGCCAGAGTAAATAGTAACTAAGGGTATTTCACCAAGAGAAAAATTACCAGATTCGGCTAATTCAAAGTCTTTTTCATTTGGTGTGCCCTGCATATTACCAGCGTATGCACCATCATTTTCTTCATACATATCTTCCACAGTCTCTTTTCTTCTAAATACACGATAACGACCAGGTTCTATAACTCTCATTTGATCGTATATTTTTTCACCAAAAGCACCGTCTGGTAATACAGCTTTTTCTGCAATTCTTACTTGTATAAGATTTCCATAGTTTGCTTCTCTATCTAATCTCCAACCATAAATATTTGTAGGATCGACTTCAATCCAATAGGGTCTGCGATTTTGTGAACGCTCTTCAGCTAAACTAACAGCACCTCCAGGAGCAGGGTAATCAACAAGAATATGACTTTGACCATAAGTAAGAGAGCACATCAATAATCTTCTTGCATATTCATCTAAATCTGATTTACAACCATCAACATCTGCCTTAAACATTTCAGTCCAATATGGATCTCCAGTAAGCGTTATAGGTTTGCGAAGCACTAAACCTGTAGCTGCTCTTATTAATCTTTGCGTAAATGGACTAAATACTGATCTGTTTACTCTTGCAAGGTAAGCATCATAATCTTCTCTTGGTTCTAGTGGTAAAAATGCTTCACTGTTTTCTCTTAGATACTCTGTTCCTTCAGTTACAGCCTTCATTATCTCCCAACCTTTTATCATGTCCAATACGGCACGATTACGAGTAAAAGGGCTGTCAGTACTACCAATATATGTAGTTGCAGTGATGCTGGTTTTCAGCATACCTGGTAATGCGTATGTCATTTAACGACACCTCCATTTTCTTAATGCTAACGCTTTTCTAGTAGGTTTACCGTTAGGCTTTTTCATTGGTCCAGGCATACCCTTCATTCGTGCACAAAAAGATGCTCGTCTTTTAGCTGCTTTACTACCAGGTTTCACTTTTCCTGTAACTGGTGCTTTTAAATTACTACCTGTAGCACGATTATATTTGGCACGGCCTTTTGCAGTTAAGCCGCCAGTTTTAGACTTTTCTCCTCTACCGACACTTAAATTTACTTGTTTACGTTTCTTTCTCATTTGCCCACCTTTGCTTGTGCCTTTTTATGGGCTTGAGTAAAAGTATCTCCTGCTCTCATTCGCCTTTTCATAAACTCCATGTGCTTCGCACTATGATGCTCAGAGTGCTTAGACAATAAAGTTTTTTGGCGAGGAGTAAGTTTCACTTCTTTTTTCTTTTTTTCTTAGAACGTAGTTTTTTAAAATCAGCACCAGTAATTTTATCTCTAGGAGGAGCAACCCTAGCTAATTTACGTTGTTTAGCTGAATAAGAACCTTTTGGCATTAGATTGAGTTGCTGATAGCACCAGAAGTTATAAAACTTACGCTTACTGTTTCTAAATCACCTGTTGTTGCAGATAAACTTGTTCCTGTAACAATTCCAGAAAAACTTACTTTTTTACTGCCAGAGGTATCTAAAAACAACTCAAACTGAGCATCTGCTGGATCTTCTGCTGTTAAAACATCATCAACAAGGTTTTCTGTTTCATTACTTCCTGCTGCTGTGTAAAGAAAATCAACAGTACCAGAACCAGAAATTAATCCACCAACAAAACTTCTAAAGGTTGCACCATGAGAAGTTACGTCAAGAGTGTCCTTTGTTGTATCTAGTGTCCAACCTGTAGTAGACACAATAGCTTCAGTAGTTCCAGCCCCATTTTTAAATTTTACGGAGCCTTCTTCTCCACGAAAAAATGCCATTATTCTAAGAAAAAAGAGTATTTACAATTAGTTTAACTTGTTGTTGACTTTTTTACAGTACCTTTTTTGTTTTTTGCTAGATATTGTTCACATCGGGGATCCCAAAGTGCAGGATTTCGCTTTCCTTTGACTTTTTCGATGATGTCGAGCATCTCATCTGTAATTTCAGTCATTTTTTCTTCCTTTTGGTAGATTTTTTGCGTCTATGTTGATATGTTATCTTCTTACTGCTAGTTTTTTCACGTTTGAACCGTGCTTTTTCACTAGCTGTCATTTCTGAAGCTGTCTTAGGTGTCTTACTTGATACACGTTTACTAGGTCTACAGGCTGGATAACCTCTTTTTTCGCCTTTTTGACGACCACAAGGCTTTCCTGTCTTTACATCAACCCAGTTTTCTTTAAACCAGCGTTTAAGACCACTATGCCTAGCCACGTTTTTTCCTCGTAGTCTTTTTCTTGCTCTTACTATAACCAGAAGCAGTCCTTTTTTTGCCGTCTGGACCTTTTACATCACCCTTACATACTTTTACTGCATAAGCATTAGCGTAAGCAGAAGGATATACCCTAAACTTTCGCTTGGCTGCTGCTTTTCCTCTGGCACATAATTTGCCCATTATTTACCGCCACAACTGCATCTTTTCTTTCCGCCTTTCTTTTTCTTCTTCTTTTTCTTAGTTGTAGAATGGTACATAGTAAGAATTAGGTAACTTAGTATATTCTAAACGAAGTTTGACCTAATGTCTCTGGTTTTGCAAGGTTGAATTGCTGTAGACAAAGATAACCAAAAGCATCAAACGCATGGTCAACTCCCAGGTTTTTATTTGGCAAGCCTGTATTTGGTGCATAAGTTAAAGTTCTTAATGCTTTTATTAATTCTTTACAACGTGGGTGAATAAAAGTTCTACGATCTCCATTTGCATCATATAAAGCTGTGTTTACAGCAGTAATCTTATCCCTGATTTTCCAGGGCGATTTAGGACTCATAACAGTAAACCCACTCCTCCTCAATATATTGTGGTCCGTAACTCCTACTCCACTTGTTTTTCTTGCACTACCTGTAGGGTCAGGACACGCAATCACTCTTCGATCTACTCCGTATCTTCGTACAACTTCTTCCGCAAAATCCCAGGTTGTAGCTCCACCCGTCAACATAATTTCATCAAATACATAAAGATTATTATTATGCTTTACAGCACAAATTCCTGCCATAGGGTCCACATTAAAATCTAAACCCATGATTAATGGCAACATATGTAAATCTTCTACCTCGCTGCTGATGTTTTCATCACCAAAACTAACAGCCACCAATCCCGTAAGATTCTCGAAACTTGCCTCGAACTCTTGCTTAAATGTTCTGCTATCTAACTGAGCCTTCGCAGCCTCAACTTCTTCTGCTGGAACATTACCGCCATCTATTGTTGTGAAGCTCCAGCGTTTCCAATCACCTGTTTCATCTTCTGGAACGTAACACCATAAATCATAAAACCAGCTTGCCGTGCCATCGGGTGTAGAAATAAACAATGCCCACCCCTGTTTATCTGCCAGTGCTGGTCGAATAACCTGGAACCAAACGTCAGAATCCATAAATGCTGCCTCATCAAGTACAACACCAGCTAAACTTCTACCTCTTAGTGTGGTTGCGTTTTCTGTTCCCTTTAGTTCGATAAGTGAACCATTTATCAGTTCGATCTTTAAATCAGTTTCGTTTTTTGATTGTATCCATTCTCTCGGCACTAACTTTTTTAATTCTTTCCAGGCAATGTCTTTTGCCATGCGATATGTAGGGGCACAGTAGAAATATGTTTCCCCTGGTCGTTTAATCGCAGCATTTACAAGTTCAATACAAGATAAATAGGATTTTCCAAATCTTCTACCAGCCACCAGTACCCTAAATCTGTTTTTTGCATTGAACACCTCCCCCTGTGCCCATCTTAATGTCAGATTTTCTCTTGTTTTTACACTCATGTACTACAGATTAACCTTAATTTTGATTGATTTGGTAGTTTTTATCGACTAATTTGCTATTTTAAGGTTATTATTCAATTAATAACATAAGTTTCAGTCCGTGACAGAAGCAATCCTACAGAATTTTGACGATAGATCCGTTCCAAAGAAAAGAAATCCAGGGAGATCCCCTGATATGGTTATAGAACAAAGAAGGCAGAGGTTATACAAGAGACAGTTGGAAGGTTTGCCAGCAAGACATCTTGTTTTGGAACATTCTTCTAGAGAGGGAGTTTGTGTAAAGACCGCTTGGAACGATTGGAAAGAGGTAACAAAGTGGAATGAAGAGGATTGGCAAAAGGATAGAGAAAATATGATTGCCAGGCTTCAAGCTATGAGGGTTAGACTTTTTGATAAGGCTTGTAAAAAAGGCCAGTTCCAGACTGCTGCTCAGATATTGGATTCACTAGGTAAAGTAGTAGGGGAGAGTGTAGAGACTGTGAATATAAATGCTCCAGAACTAGCTATACGAATAGAAAATCAAAAAGATAGTTGACACTATTGTAGTATTGTACTATAATAAATAATGTAGAGAGAAATAATTTTTAGATTTATCAGTAGGTTCAGGGCTCTCTGCTGTTGCCTGTCGCATTTTGCAACACCACCCCCACCACCTCGCACCCCCTGGAAGTTTGGGAACAGGTAGGAGATCGGGAACGGTAACACCCCACCACCATAATTTTTTTTTGTTTATAATTTTTCTTACATCACATTGTCTTTTTTCTCCCTGGAGAATTTACACAATGGCAACCGCACCAATAGATAATAAAAATTAGTAATTTACAAGACAACAAGAAAGAAAAGAAAAAACCTAAATAATAAAATCACATAGCAATAATTATTTTATGACATAAAAAAAAAACTCTTCCTGGAATAGAAAGAGTTAATTTAATTTTGATTTTGTTTTTTAAAATCCTACATAATCAACAACATTAATTACTGATAAATCAGAATTGCCTGTCTCTTTTATGTAGTCATCAATATCTAAATCAAATTCATTTAAAAATTGTTCACATATGTTTTCGTCTAAGCAACCGTCATATGTGTAGTTTAATATTCCCTCTAAATAATAACTTCCTAACTCTTCAATAAAGATTTCAGTTTCTTCCTGGAGAGTATCATAGAAGTTGTTGAAATTATCAAAATTTAATTTGATATTGGGAATAAAAAAAGAAACAATATTTTGTAAGTACTTCATAATCTTAATTTAAACTTTGTAAGTATTGAGAATATGAAGAAAGAGAATTACTTACTCTTTGTGTTGTTTCTGTTCCCCTGGTTATTGCATCATTTTTAAAATCTCTAATAGTAAGAAATCCTTGAACACCAATTAGTGAGACACAAAGAAGATAAATAAAATAAGTTGATTTCATTTTTTTTGGTAGGAAGTGTAAAAAAATTTTCTTCCCTTAATATTAATTATAAACAATAAAAATTTACTATTGTAGTACATTACAATAGTTGTTACAATTATTAATAATTAATTTTATTTATTATCTACCAGGAATAACTTAGAAATAATATTCATTTAATATCATACTACCCATATCATAAATACATTCATATTGTAATTGTCTTATCAAATCAAATATAGTCATATTAGGATTATCAATATTTAATTCTCTTAACTCTCTAAAAGATCCACGCATAATATCTCCCTTTAACCATTCGACAAGATCATAATTATAAATATCAACTAGAGAATTTACAATCTCATATAAAACATCTTCTAAGTTTTCTGTTTCATATTCATTACAAAAATTCTGTAGTAAATCAGTTATAACTTCATATCTCCAGTTGTTTGGTAGTTCTTCCTGGTGTAACTTTCTTACAAATGATTGATAATCTTTTTTTGATTCTTCTTTTAATTCTATATGCCCTGATGGTTCAATAATAAAAGCATCATAAAATTTTTTTAAAGAATCTTTTTTTGTTGTTGTTAGTTCCATTTTTGTTTTTAAATTAGTTTAGTTAGTAGGAAGCAATAAAAAAAAAATCTTCCTATTAATTTGTATTGTAATACAATAAGGAAGATATGTAAACTATTTATTTAAAAAGTTTTTTATTTTCTTTTTATAATAGGCATTATTAAGTAGTTAAGAATTGGATTAAATCCCTCTAAACTTTCAAAAGGATTTTTAATATTCCATTCGGCTGTAATTACAAAAGGGGTTTTTGGGTTGTTACCATTGAAAGTAATTGACTTTTCTTTAGATAATCTTTTTACCTGGTTACAAAATTGCCCTATATAATCACAATTAAAAGAAAATTCCTTTTCAAAATTATTAGTGAAAGAATCAGGAATTAACTGTTCAATGTTTGGATAATTCTCCTCTATTTTTTGATAATGAATGGAAGATAAGAAAATTTCTTCATTCATAAAAGTAATTAAATTATCAGTTATTAAAACTTTTGTAGCCTGTTTGATTTGACTTTTAAAAACCGAACCAGGAATAGTAATATTTTTATTTAATTTAAAGCCTAGTTGATTATTAGGAAATTTAAAATAAAATAATCGGTGTCCATCAGTAGACGCTACTGTAATTTCATCATTTTCTAATTTTAAATGAACACCAGTTATATAATATTTGCCCATATCCTTAGATACAAATTGACTAGCAACCCTTAAAACTTCATAGGGAATACAGGCAATTTTTGTTTCATTCTCATATATAGCGTATGGACTTGAAACTTGGTTAGTTGTTGTTGTTGACATTTTTTTTGATGAGAGGGAATAAGGTAAACTCTCAATTAAAGTGTAACATTAGAAATTATGAAGTGTCAACGAAACTTTATCTATTATTTTATAGACTCTATAATTAAACTTGATATTTCCTTTATCTAGTCGTATAACTTTTAATAAGGAAGTCATTATAAAAAGTAGTTCCCAGGTGCTAAAAGTTAGCTCAACTTTGTTGCTATTACTGAATACTCTAAGTTTTTTCATAATTTGTATAAAATGAATGTATTTTCAACATACCAGGGATTTATATTAAAGGCCAATTTTATTTTTATGAAAGTGAGAATTTTTTATTTACAAATTAAAAATACTACTGTAATATAGTAAGGAACTTAGTTTTTTAGACTAACCAAAATGAAAATTTCTAAAAATTCTCAAAGTCAATTCATTGATTATGTTTTAGACTTTTATGGTAAAAGTGGTATATATCCACTTGCCGATCCAATTATTTACAACAAATTTGTTGAGCGTGATGACGTATTAAAGGCTTTTGAAAAATACAAAACTCTTTTAAATGCTTCTTCTTTATTAGAAAAGGAACTAAAAATTGAAAATCGTTATACCTGGGGTGATGGCGATAGTTTAGACAGGGAAAGAGTAAGGGATATTCTCTTACAAAATTACAACTTTCAATGGACTAAATAAAATGAATATTACTGATGAAAACTACAAAGGTGTATTTTTAGAGGATTTTGTTGATTTTGATTTAGAAGAACTTTATCTATTAGAAGAAGTTTTAGATGCTGTTAAAAACAACAAACCAATAAAGATTGATTCTGACCAGACAGAAATCCTTAGTCGTATCCAGGCTAAAGTTCTAATTCTTACTGTGCAACCATAATGGATAGAAAAGAAGCAATTAATTTAGCCTTAACTTTATTTCGTCAAGACCTGGATAGAAATGATGTAGTTACTACATTGATTAAATCAAACATTCCAGAATCTACCGCTTATAGATATGCCAAAAAAGCATTGGATCAGTATGAATGGGAAACGGATAAAGAAGACGATCCAAAAAAGTGTTTTGAACTTAAAGCCCTGGACACTATATATAAGGCTATGAAATGGGCTGAAACAAACCAAGATACAGAGTTGGCTGTTAAATATGCCAACCTATATATCACTAACAAAAAGAGGTTAAAAAAATGACTGACTCATTTATGCACAATCATCAATCAGCACTTGATAGTTTTATGGAAGATAAAGCTATCCAGGATTTAGAAGATGCGGGTATATATCCCGTACCAGATAATACTGAGATTCTGGAAACACTTTTTGAAGAATCCTATGAAGAAATAAAAAATAATAATCTTCTAGGATTTGATGAAGAAGAAATTATCTTTGCTGCTCAATGCGAAGCACAAAGAAGATTTGAAGAACTACCCGAACCAGGAGATTATGATGATTGAATTTGTACCAATAACAAGATACTCAAGATGTAAAAGATACTTAGGTGCAACAATAAAATGCCCTAAATGTCATACACTTGCTACTATTTATCATCTATCTTGGAGTGGTTTAATGTGTCAAAATTGCAAAGCACTTGTAGATAAATATGATTGGTTTATTGAAAAAGGTAAACATTCCAAACTAGACAACAGCTAATTCTTTTATTTGTTCCTGGAATTTCATACATCTTTCCATAAAACAAATTTCACTAGACCGTAGACTGAGACTATCCAATAGTTTTAGCTGCGGTTTTCCACTTCTTCGAGCAATACATACTAAAGCCTGGTTACATTCAATACCCGTAAGTTTTCTTAGTGCATAATTATACGCTCCAAGTTGATGACAATAATTAAGTAACATTTCATCACTTCTAACCTCTT